GTTGTAAAAAATCAGGGAAAAAGCGGTAAAAACCTTTATCACCGAAATGGAGTGGGTTCGATTCCCGTCACCCGCTCCACTTAGACGTCGGATTTGATAAGTACCCTTTTGCGTTAGCGAGTATCGCTTAGGGGGGTGTGAAAAATCGCCTGCGTTAGCGGGTTTGGATTTTGCGTTACCTAGTATGATGTTTTCCCTGTTCGAACAGGGTTTTGGGGTTTAACTCGCTAACGGAGATGAAAAATACGCCTCTCTTAGTCGCAAATAACGCTGTTCTAGCGGTGTCGGTTCGAGTCTGGTGCTCTAGCCGTGTTTAGGGTGTGGGATTAGAGATTGACCGTGATTTCTTTCCCGGTTCTGAAAATGAACCGGATCTGGTTTGCGCCGATGATGGCGTGGTCGATTAGGGCGTTCCATTGACAGGACTGGAAGTGTTCGATGGGCTTGTCAGCTAGTTGGGAGTAGGCGGTTTTGATTGCGGTGGCTTTGGCGTTTTTAGCTGTTATTTGAGCGTCAATAGCTTGTTTTTCTGCGAGTGTTTTCTGGTATTTCGCGTCCAGTTGGGTGTATTTGGCGAGGTATTGTTCTTGGTCTTGTGCTCGTCGTTGATTCTCAGCGATCAGCTCCTCGATCTGGTTGGCAAGAGCGCGGATCTTGCCATCTAGGTGGCTGGATTCTGCCTCTAGGCGGTCAGTATTGAACATTTCGGTGATGGCTTGCGGTAGATGATCTTTCCCGCGATAGTTTTCAACGAGGTGGTCCAGTGCGGAAAGGAACGCGGTCTGGATTTGCTGATCACGCAAGGTAGCGGTCTGGCAGGGACGGGGATGGTCGTATTTGTGGTTGCATCGCCAGATAGTGTGTTTGTATTTACTGTTGGATGCCCAGGTTTTGCGTCCGTACCAGGATCCGCAATCTGCGCATTTTAGCCGGCTGGCGAACAGTCCGATTTTGGCGGTGTTGGTCGCGTGGCGGGTGGCGAGTTCGTATTGAACCTGGTCCCAGACTTTCGGGTCGATGATGGGTTCGTGGTTGCTGGTCACGTAGTACTGGGGGAGTTGTCCTTGGTTTTCTTCGATGCGTTTGGTTAAAAAGTCAGCGGTGAACGTCTTTTGTAGTAGCGCATCTCCTTTGTATTTTTCGTTCGATAGGATGGAGCGCACGGTTGAGGTAGACCATTTGGTTTTACCGCGAGGAGTCAAAATGCCACGGTGCTGTAGTTCTTTGCGGATTTCGGTGATGGACAAGCCAGACAAGAATAACCGGTATATAAGGCGCACGGTTGGTGCCTGGGTTTCGTCGATGACTAGGTTGCCGTCCGCGCCTTTCTTGTATCCGAGCAGTGAGGAGTATGGCACCATGACTCTTCCGTTTTGAAAGCGTTTGCGGTGTCCCCAGGTGACGTTCTCGCTGATGGAGCGGGATTCTTCTTGGGCGAGGCTGGACATGATGGTGATGAGTAGTTCGCCTTTAGAGTCAAGAGTCCAGATGTTTTCTTTCTCGAAATATACCTCCACCCCGGCGTCTTTTAGCTGGCGGACGGTGGTGAGGGAATCGACGGTGTTACGAGCAAACCGTGATACGGACTTGGTGAGGATGAGGTCGATCTTGCCGTTCAAGGCGTCAGTGATCATGTTTTGGAAGCCTTGGCGGTGTTTGGTGGAGGTGGCGGAAATGCCTTCATCAGTGTAGATGCCAGCAAATTCCCAATCGGAGCGGGATTGAATATGGGTGGTGTAATAGTTGATTTGGGTCTGGTAGCTGGTGGCTTGTTCTTCCAGGTCTGTAGAGACTCGAGCGTAAGCTGCGACTTTCCGTTTGAACAATGGGTTACAGGCAGTAACGTTGTGGCCTGGTTTTTTGGTAGCGGGTATAGCGGTAACGCTGCGCGCTAGGGTATTCATGTAAGTCTTCCTTGCTTATCTAGAGCAATCTTTATGCTCCTAGCGTCACGAAGATGAATCATAAGGTGGTCAGGGAATGCTTCGATAATGACGATGTGGTTTTCAACAGCGTGCTCGTCAAATTCTTCTAGGTTGAGGGTCGTGGCACATATGGACTGGAGCATGGTTTCGCGTAGATTATGCCCACCGCAAGGGTTTCCCTGCCCCTTACAGGCGCTCCAGCAGCGCCAATAGTGGTAATAGTTTCCTGAAGCATATCGGCGGGTTTTCCGTTGATAGTTACGCCCGCATGTCCCGCAGCGAATACGGCCTGTAAACACTCCGGTGTTAAGCGATGGTGTCGCGGCAGGTCCGATCTGGCGGCGGCGAGCAATTTCTTGTTGTACCTTGTCGAAAAGGGCTGGCTCGATGATTACTGGCAGTGCCTGTTCAACCCAATATTTTGTCAGAACCCCATCGTTGGGAGTGCGGGAGGTGGATCTGATGGTCTTGTTGAAGGTCTTCTGTAATAACTGGCATCCCTTATAACGCTCATTTTCAAGCATCCGACGAAGCACTGACCCGTGAAACAAACCACCGCCACGAGAGCGCAAACCCTCACTGTTTAGCTGATTAGCCGTCTTTTCAGGACTAATCCCTTCTAAATAATTGGAAAATAATCGCTGCACGATCTGGGCTTCATCATGATTGATAACGAACTTACCTTGTGTCCAAACATATCCATAGATAAAGAACGAATTAGTGCCACCATCCTTATAGCGATTACGGATAGCCCATTTCACGTTCGCTGATAGTGAGGCTGATTCTTCTTGAGCAAACGAGGCCAGCAGCGTCAAGAGCAGCTCACCATCATTGGTGGAGGTATCGATGTTTTCGCGTTCGAAACGAATAGAAACATTGAGGTTTTTGAGTTTTCGCACTATCTGCAACAGGTCAACAGTGTTACGGGCAAGCCTGGAAATCGATTTACACAACACAATATCTACACCGCCATCATGGGCAAGCGCCATGAGATCAGCTAGTCCTTGACGACCACGCATTTTCGTTCCTGTGGTTCCCTCGTCGATAAACACGCCTGCATAGTCCCATCCGGGTGTGGACTGGATCAGGCGCGAGTAATAAGAAACTTGCGCCGATATTGAGGAGAGTTGGCGGCAGGTACTGGTAGAAACCCGCGCGTATGCCGCGACTTTCACTAGTTTTGGTCTGGAAACAGGTAGCCGTGTTATCTGCTTGATTTTCGCCACTATTCCTCCTCGTCTCACCTGATTAGCTCATGTCTATACACGCTCTAAAAGCCTGATTTATCCAGTTAGAACCCCAAGGGTGCGTGGCTGATAAACCGGGCAGTAAACAGCAGATAGATCCGCGTATAGGTCGGCGTGTTCTCTGGTAGTAATCATTCCGCTAGCTTCAAGGGCTGCCAGTATCTCGATCTCGCGAATAAAGCCGAGTTCGCGAGCAAATATCGCGTTGTCTGATAGCTGATCGACCAAGAGTGAGGTTGAGCTCATTTGCGTCCACCTTTTGTACCGAAACGAGCCCGGATATAACAAGCGTGCGTGCAATATTGTTGGCCAGGTTTATCGAATGCGTTGAAGGTTTGCCCGCATCCTTGACAGGTTTTTGTTCGGTGCAGACCTGATCGCCAGGATTCGTGCCTGCACGCGCCGCTACAAAACCTGGCACGCGAATCAATACTTGTTAATGCGCGCCCGCACCATGAGCAAACCCGCTCCATGATTGGTGGTGCTGCAGCTTCGAGGCCGTGTTTGACGCAATAGGTGCGCACCTGGTCGCGTGATAGCCCGCAATACTCCGAAATCTTCTTATAACCCCACCCGCAGGCTCGAAGATTAGCGATGCGTTGTTGGTCTAGTTGGTTCAAAGAAACTCACCATCCTTTCAACCAACTGCCGACCATCAGGTGTTTGTTAAATCCGAAATCACCCTAAAAATGATAAAAAGCCCCGCTATCACCTCAAATGTGAGGCGGTAGCGGAGCTATTTAGCTGAGGATGAATAGGTGGGGGAATCGTTAGCAGCCAAGCTTTTGGTTCACTCGGGCTTGTACCTGGTTGTAAAGATTTCCCAGGCGTGCCCGGCGGGTAGCGCCGTTGCCGTAGTCTCCTCGAATCACGGCGTCTGCCAAGGCATCAATATTTGGTGCGGCCGGCGCAGATCCTGCCGCGAGTTTTTCGTTAACTCTGCGTTGCACGGCATCGTAGAGGCTACCTAGGCGTGCGCGTCGCTGGTCTCCGTTACCGTATTCGCCGCGGATAACTGCGTTGGCTAGTGCTTCAATATCTGGTTTACCGGCAGATGATGCCTGGGGTTTGTTTCCGCTGATTTGGTCGTACCAGTAGCCGGCTCTAGCCATGTAGGTTGCGTGTTGGGATCCGGTTATGGATGCGGGGCATTCGGTTGCGGAAAAGTCGCGGTGTCCGAATACGTTTTTACCCCAGACGGGTCGGCCGAGCTTGTAATAGTGACACAGGGCGGCGAGAAGGTGTGCCCCGTTTTCTAGGCAGGCATCGGAGATACGGTAGGGGTGGGTGGATGCGTCTGCGTGTTCGATTCCAATCGAGGTGGTGTTGGCTACCCAATTTCCCGCGTGCCAGGCAGTGTCCCGATCCCAGACGAGTTGGCCGATACGGCCACTGGTTTCTACTTGGTAGTGCGCGGAGGCGGGTCGGGTTTGCCATACGTTCCAGCATCCTTGTATGGAAAGGTTTCCATCGTTGTGGTGCAGGATTATTTTGTTGATGGATCGGCCTTGTCTGCCTTTGGTGAAGTGTTTGTTCATCAAAAGGTTCAGGTCAGCTTCTAGAGTGTTCCAGTTCTTCATTTTGGGTTCTCAGTTTCTTCGTTGGTTGGTTGGTTTAGCCGGTGGCCAAGATAAAAAGTGCGATCAGGTAGATAAGCGGGGTTAATATCCATGAAAGGAATATGGCGAAAACGAGCCAGATCCCGGCGGTAAGTAGCGTTAAGACTGCTAGGAGTGCCAGGAATTTAAGAATTGTTTTCATGCAGGTTTTCATGGTTTTTCTGTTTCGTCGGGGAGGGCGTGTTGGGGCAGATATTTGCCCGGGTTGGTCTGGCCTGCCTGGGGGATGGGCGGGGAGTATTTATCTGGACTACTCGCCTTAGCCGGTGGTGTTGACCCGGTTTTGAAGGCGGGCTGGTTTTGACCGGTTTGCTTGATTGTGTCTAATGCTTGTTGTAGTCCGCCCGGGATCGGCAGACCTAACAGTGCAGCGTTTTCCAGGACGGAGATGCCCTCGTTGGATAGGTAGAAGAAGATGGTGGCGGTGCGTAGCACTCCGGGGGTGCCAAGAATATGCACATCCAATAAGTGGGCTAGTCCGATGAGGGCGAAGATTAGGATTTTGCGGGCGATACCGCGAAACCCTACCGAGCTGGATAGTTTGTGGGCGTTGATTGCGGCTAATATTCCGGTGGCGTAGTCGATGATGGTAAAGGCTACGATCGCGTAGAGCAGGGAATCGGTTCCACCGAGAAAGGCTCCTAGCCAAGCACCTATAGCGGTGATTACGCCTTGGAATAGCATCCAAATGGTTTTGATAGACAAAATTCTTGCTGTCCTTTCAAAATAGTTAACGGGTTAGCACAAGCGTGCGTGCTTGCGGATATAAGAAATGCCTGCACAATGCAGGCATTGAAACTTCAAACAAGGCGGCGCTATTCGGTTTGTATATATGGGCGCTTTAGGGCTTGCAGCGTGAGGCAGGTGATATCCATAGTGTTTTTTCTAGGTAATACCACTACACGATTGTCTGTGTTTTTTGTTTTTCCTGGCGGGGCTGGTTTCGGGTCAGAAGGGATCGGGATTATCGCTTGCTCAATCATGAGGTTTCTCCTTTGCTTATGGCTTGTTCTACTGCTTCGCTTAACGCACAGAATGCTTCTGCTTGTTGCCCGGCGAGCTCGCCGTCGTAGGTTTCTATTAGGCTTTTTACTTCTTGGAGATGGTTTTGGTAGGTAGGCCCAGATACTTCGGCCAGGGAATCGAATAGGCTTTGACGGGCGGTGAAGAATTCTGGGGCTTTTTCTGGGCATGCCAGGGTGAATGTTCCCCCAGCATCGATGCGGGGTTTGCCGTTTTCGTTTAGGGAGGCGTATTGGGTTACCAGTTCGTATTCGTCATCGCTAAAACGCTTGGTGGCCTGTCTTACTAGGTCTAGCAGTTTGGTTCTAGCTCTAGAAGGACCGGGTTTAAGACTCATGGCAGCTAATAGTTCTGTTAGTCCGGTTAGGTGCTTGTTAGCTATCCAAATTTTCATGACGTATTCCTTTCTTTGTATACAGCCTGGTTTAGGCAGTGTTGGTGGACATTGGTTGATACCCGGTGTTATGGAAGTAGGTCCAGGAGATGGTGCCATCTGCTTTGGAGGTTATGGTGCTGATCCAGCCCTGGTTAAGCAGCCCGATGAGCCCGTTTACCCGGATCATAAGGTCTGAGAGCCGGTCGAAAAGTCGGGTCATGTTATAGAACGTGCCGTTGGTGACGATCATGACGTCATAGGTGTGGAATACTACTTTGGCTAGCTTTGTCGGCCCGACCCATCCTGGATGCGTGCCCCTATCGGTTAGTACACAATCTTCCAAGGTGACCGATCTGTTTTCGGTGGTATAGAACTTGTAACCATTCGTGCGCAGATCAGCCCCAAGGTGGATGCCAGCCGAATCATAAAACCGTCCCTTTGGGTCTAGGGTCAAACACGTGAAATAGTCCCCGTTTGGAGCGTCTTGGTAGGTCCAGGCAACATAGTCACCCTCGTTGGCTAGCGACGTGGAGATACCCTCTATTTCCTCATGATCCTTTTTATGGCCCCTGCCTAACTGTCCGATATATCGATTCCCGTACCAAAACTGCATCCCGGTACTAGCGATTTTTCCTTCCAGTTCCGAACCGTTATACCAAGAGATCTGGGTCGGGTTGATGCGAATATTGCTTGTCCACCCGGCAAGACCAACCTGGATCGCGTTAGCGGAAAGCTTATCTGCCGTAATGGATGCCGCTCCGATCCGGTTGGCATCAAGCAGACCAGTGGTGATCTTGCTGGCATCTATGTAAGCAATCTTCGCCGAGGTTATAGCAGCGTCGCTAATCATTGCTGTTTGGATGTATCCGTTAGCAATCGTGAGCTTATCGGGCTCTTCATAATTGAGGGTGTAGTTGGGGTCTGAATCCTCCGGTTTCGAGGAGGCAGCGGGCGATGTAGTTGGTGAGGCCATTGGAGGTGTGGGGATGATCGAAGTAGGCCAGGATGTCCCTGGATCGGCGTTTGAGTGTCCTGCCCAGCGTAATGAGCTCTCTCAGACCCCTCGGTACACGCGTGCAGGTCAGTGTATTAATTTCGGCTTGCATCATGGCCTTGCCCGCAGCCGTGTCGGGCGCGCGGTAGGCATCAATGATGTTCTGGTAGGCACTCCAAGTGACCTCGAGTGCGACGTGCTCCTCACCGGAAAACAGGTCGAGTAGTTGGTGCTGCTGACGCGGCGTGAGCAGGCAAGATCTGGTGTGTAACATCCTGCGAGCCTTGTACAGGGGATCCGTGGCACGCCCGCGCCGATGGTGAAGTTCTTGCTGGATACGCCTGCGGCATTCATCCAAGGCGTTGCCAGCCAGGTGTACAACATGGAAGGGATCCATGACTGCCCTTGCATCGGGGAGTTCTTCGGCGGCAGCGCTCTTAAAACCAGTGAATCCATCCATCGCGACGATCTCGATACACTCAC